TGAATTTTTGCCTTGCTCAATAAAGAACAGTGTTGTGGCTTTTTTGTGCCTAAACTAGGCGAGTCATGTTTACTCATGCTTTAAATTCTAACATACTTATTGAATAAAGTCAAGGTACACACGGAAAACATGTAGGCTTGATCGTTTTTCGTTGCATTAACTAATTCTATTTATAAAAAGCCCCGTCGACTATCGACGAGGCTTATGTATCACATCTGGTGGGCAATAGAGGATTCGAACCTCTCACCTCTTCAACGTCAATGGAATACTCTGTAAAAGTTACTAACTACATATATAATAACACATTTAAGTCATAACTGAATCATAAATATGTTGTAATTTTGTATTCGTATAGTGTGTATAAATACGCGTCGTATCCAAACTCTGATGACCCAGTAGATCCGAGATATAGCATAATTCAATACCTTTATCTAAAAGCATTGTAGCAAACGAATGACGAATAGTATGAGGGGTTACGTTAATAAAGTCTGAATTATCGCAAATAGATTCAAATATACGACGAACACCGCCAGTAGTAAGACGAGATCGAGCGCCTTGATGAGAAATAAAAAGGGCAGAGTTGTCATCAGTACGACAAGCTAAATAATTATTTATAGCGTCTTCAGTGGCTTCGTCAATAAAAACGACACGAGGATTCTTACTCTTTCCAATAACCGTAAATTTACGATGACGAATACTGTTGCGATTCAAGGATACTAATTCAGAAACACGAATACCCGATGCGGCCAACAAACGCAATATTGCAATGTTGCGCAATCGATTCATAGATCCATATCCTCTACATTGACGAGAGGCAACAGAAATAAAATCCTCAATCTCCTCTGGTAATAAGTATTGAATAACATACTTCTCACGCTTAGGAACAACTAACTCTTCATAATCCATAACATTGAATCCTCTCCTTGCAGTCATCTTTAAAACCATACGAATGCAAGAGATAGCATTACGAACGGTATTAGATCTCCATCGAGATGAAACAAAGTTGTGCCAATCTCTAAAATCCGAAAAAGATAAACTTTCAATGTCTACATCTCCAAAAAATGAAATCAAGGACTTACTAATATTTAAATAACTAGATTCAGTATTAATAGACTTGCCAGCTCTTAATACATAATCACAAATATAAAGCTTAAAAGCTTCAGATATCTTCATAAAAAAAACACTTTCTACCCTCCAATTTATGTTATATAATGCACCTATAGATAAAACTAAATAAAAAGGAAAAAAATGGATCTAACACAATTACCGCTAGAAACTATAATAGTAATATTTATCGTATTCTTATGTATGATAATTATGATGATAGCTTCATTCTGTACAGTAGGAATCTACAATAAAACTATAGAGATAAAGAAAATTATAGAAGACTATCTAAAAACAAAAAATTAAGGCGGAAGAGGGCGAGTCTGTTTAAATACTGTAGGTAATGATGCTTGACGAAGTCTGACACTAATAGGAATAGCAGATGACGAAATAGATACATCTCTATCGACTAATAGGTCATAAATAGAATCAATAGCTGAATCACGTTTAAATTGATAAACAGATATATCATACTTATCAGAAGAGAAGACTAAATTGTCATCAAAAATATACGGATCCAGCCCTAATTCAGATAATGATTCATAACGCTTTACAGGCTTGTGTAGATTCTTAGAAGCCCAGTAGCGACGTTTATTGAATCGATTGATCATATCCTTAGTAATATACTTAGTAAGATACGCTGCGGCCTTAGTTTGATCATCATCAAGCTTCTGAGCGTTAGTAAAACCAGCAGTAAAACCTGTAAGGTTATAGACGCGTTTACCATTCTGAAAAACATTAGTAGACTTCAATTCGACATTATAATCACGAATCAAAGCGTGAAAGTGAATAGCACCGTCTTTATGGAATTCAGGAACAATCACGTATGCAAAATTAGGAGAGTGCTTCTTCTGACGATTGAGCCAGTACTTCATAATATTCGATGTAGACTCTATAGAATATCTATCAACCTTCTTAGGATTGAAAGTAAAGGTCACAAAATAAGAGAAATTGTTAGATAAAGCATAATCGAAAATAGTTGTACGAGTACGACGAAGTGATTCTTCAATAGCTTTATCCGACGGTTGATCCGAATTCCTGTTAGGCTTGTGACCTAACTTAGGACGTGGAATAACTAAAGGATTATTAAAAATAGTGACTTTATACATATTATTAGGGTATTCCTTTGTAATGTGTTCAATTACAGTTAAAGATTGATTCATAAAACATACCCCCAATATATTATTTTTTACGTGCTGTTTACCTCTATAAACGCTTGTTAAGTGTTGGGTTATCAAGTAGCCCTACGGGCGAGAACCTATAGACACCGCCCGGACGCGAAAAGCGTAACTTTTCGCGCCGATCAGAGAGTCGCTTCTACCTGAAAAACACCCCCTTTCTCCTTCTAAGGGGAACGGCAAGTTTCTTTATCGTGACAGTAGGTTGTGAGGCAAGGTAGACGCCGTCAGCCTGAGAGCCAGTAAATACGACCTGATTAGTGTCGTATGAATCGCGCAACGCTTGCGACTGGAAGAAGAATCCCATTTTGAGAGGACGCGATCCGTCAACACGCTTGCCATTATTGTCAAACTCCAGCTTCTTAGCGATAAACGCCCAGTAAATTGTAAAAATAGGACCAGCAGACAAGCCGAATGGAAGAGCGAAAGACTTGCATTTGAAGGCAATATCAGAACGACGACGTACAGCTTTTACTAGCTGATCGTAATCTTGAGAAGTGACGAGGTGGATCCGTTTCTGTTTACGATTCTGAGCGGCCTGATGAATGACCCAGGGCGGAACGTTTCGAGAATCCTGATTAGAAAAATAATTTTGATATTCATCAGTAATAACTATCACACCATATTTACCGTTACGGACGCATTGATTGACAAGTGCATATTCTTCTAAAGAAGAATAATAGATATAGCTAGAAACAGTATCGATCTCACGAGAGAGGATAGACTTTAATTTATCTAAAGATCCATCAAACTTAAGCGCGGTACGATCTTTTAATATAATATTAGAAACAACAATGGCTTTCGGATAGCGTTTTGCAATCTTCTTATAAAAATGAATTAGAGTTATAGTCTTACCGTCACCTTGTTCACCGAAAAAGGTCTGAATACCTGAGGGACGAAAATAATCTGGATCCTTAAGATTGCGTCTATTTTCTCTAATAGCTTCTTTATCGAAAGATAAAGACTTAGAAACAAATGGTAAAATATTAGGCATTAATGACCCCTCACTTTGTTATAGAACCAAAGAACAGGACGTATTGCTATAAACACAGTAATACTAGTAACGATCATAACGAGCATTGTAGCGAAGAACGTATCACCTATATAATTTCTCAGAACGACTATAGGAAAAGCAAAATAAGGAACAACATTATTAATAGCATTAAGAAAGACTAATGGAGCAGCGGGAATCAATATAAGAGATAAAATGAATTTAATTATAACGACTATAAACGATAAAATAAACATCACTATCATAAACTAATCCTTTCTCCTTTCTTCCCAATCACCGTGCTCTCCAGTGCGCTCATCAAGCCAACGAACAGAATGAGTCTCGTGATCTTCTTCTTCATAATCCTCAACATAAATACCAAAGAAACGATTGGCCAACCTGTAGCAAGTCCACAAGAAACCAATAGCTATACCACCCTGAAGAAATATCTGCATAAATGACCAAACAGCAGGTAATTGATATCGCCACCTACACATCTCAAGGTTAGCAGTAGAGCCAAAAACAGTAAGCGAAACAGCACAAGTACTATTATTAGAGTTCATAGCTTCAACTGTAGTAAACACGCCTTTTATAAACGTAAACGGCAAGGCTAAGAAACCTAATCGATCAATAATAGTATTCAATAAATCATTCCATAGAGATTGAAGATCTTCAATTTTTGGAAAAATTATACTAAAAATAAAATCTGTAAAAAACCAAACAAAAGAATTACGAATAGCACAAGCGATAGATCCGAAAGAAGGTATTTTTAATCCATTAAAATTATAGTCATACTGAGAACAGTCTTCATATTTCGGCTTCTCTCGCTTCTCCTCACAAAAACCCTCAAGACAGACAGAATCGACAGTAGAGCTAGAATGCTTCTGACCGTCAACATTAATATACATATAACGTTCTTTATATTTTATATATTCAGTATCTTTAGGAAAACCATTTATACAATAATCAGGAGTTGAAGAACTCTCGCCATAAGAATAGCAAGCCCTAGCGGAATAGCGTGCAACTACAGTATATTCATCGTAATTAGGTAAATCGACAGAAAAAGTACCACCAGCGTCGATAGTCTGTTGATGCACAACATCGCCACCACGGCGCTTCTGAATAGTAAAAACTAATTGATAAGTATTATCGACTAGACGCCAGCCATCTTTCGTATAGTCAGAAAAAGCATCAAGAGTTATTCGATCACGATCCTTTAAATGTTTTATTGAGATTTTCTTATCAATAACATCATATTCAAAATCAGGTAAAATCTCATCTTGAAGAGACTTAGGAATCTTAATATTACGATCCTTAAGAATAGAGCTTAGTTCATAATCAGGAGTAGACAAGAAAGTTTCAATAAAACCTGGTGGTTCTGAATAAGAAGTAGAAAGGACCAAAGGAGTATCATCTTGTACCAAAGAAGAAGAACAAGTAACCTTAAAAGAATTAGAAGAAGACATAATCAAGTCAATACGTTTAAAACCAGACTCAGAAAAATGATATCCGTAATATTCATCATAACGAAGAATCTGTTTCGGAGCTTTGGATTCGGTCCAATAAAGACGAACATAACTCTTATCACGACCATTACCACCATAATAATTAAGAACAATCCAGTCACCATTACCGTAAACAGCTTTCTTATATGACTTTTCAGCATCAGCTCGAGAAATAAATCGACCACAAGAAGAAGTCCACTCGACATCTCTTCTAGTGAAGAAATATGAATAAAAAAGAGTACTTACATCAACAGAAGACTTGTCGTACTGTAATAATAGTTTCTTAGTAGTACGAAAATCGGGAATCTGAGGAGTAGAGCCCTGAGCAAAAACTGAATTAAAGGGAGATAAAACAGAATAGCCCAAAATTAAAAGAGAAGATAAAGCATAAAATACTCTCTTATTTATTTTCATCTTCAAGCTTCTTTCTTAAATAGGTCTGATATTCTTTTTCTTCATCGATCGAGAAAACAACTATAACTAATAAAAAAATGGAGAATAAAGCGAACAACATCATCATTTTTTATTATTCCTATTCTTAAACAAATCAGTGTAAAGAAAATAAACGCAGAATCCCAATGCAAAAAGAGTAATAGCGTTATAAATTAAACTGACAATATCACTAGAATTCATTATTTATCACCTCCAGAATAACTAATCCGTCTTATTAGATACCAACAAATAACAGCAGAAAACAGAATGACAAAGAACTTTACAAGAAATCTATCTAAAATTGTTTGTAACTCCATTGATGACATAAAAAGAACTCCTATCTAGAATTAGTAACTGAATAAAGAGACTTAAAAATAATATCCAAAACTATCTTTACTCCAGCACCGACAGCAACGATCGCCAAAAGAGAAGAGAAATTAGCAGATAGAGTCTGAGTTATTAATTGTACAATCTCTATAGTCTTCATAATTTAATTAAGCAAGGTGCGGGATATACGTGTGGTGGGAGTCGTACATCCCGCGAACTACTAGAAACGACCTTTAAGACCACGATTGCCAAAGCTGCGGAACAACTTCAGACCAACGCCAAAGCCAATCAAAATTGCAAGAGCAGGCCAGTTTTGAGTAAAGTACCCGATAACTGTCGTAATGATGCTAGTAGCGTCAGCTGCTTCAATAAGCTTCATAACTTGCTTTAATCCTTTCTTGTAGCTTTTAATTATTCAATACAACACTTGAGTACCAGCCCGCTACAATGGCACTCTGGCTGCGTCTACATTGACATTTAACTTGCTTTTAATACAAGCACCAAAATATAAAGCCCTACAATTAAAGTAGAGCCTCCTTAGCAACTGATGACTCTATAAGAGCTAGCTGTTCAGCAGAGAGAAAGACAGTCTGTTTGTATGTCTTCTCGTTAGACATAACCCATTCGATATTCAATACACTATAAGGCTTATTCTCTTTTGAGGTACGTTCTTCCACATACACACGAAAGATATGAGATCTGATGTTATCTGAGTTTGCGATTGTCATTTTCTTTACTCCTTTACGACATTAAAAAAACTCTTCATCAGTAACCGATAAAGAGTTATACAATCGTCGTATCTGGTGGGCAATAGAGGATTCGAACCTCTCACCTCTTCAACGTCAATGAAGCGCTCTAGCCAAATGAGCTA